CCACTGCAATAGTTAATAGCGTCTATGCAGGACTGCACTGCCTTGTTGTGGGCTTCCTTGGAGTAGAGTTCTGCGTATTCTTGCATGGCTTTTAAAGTATCCTCTCTGTCAATAATTACTTGACCGTTTACTAGATAATGACGCTCCTTTGCGTACTTCTCAAAAATCGACTCAGGAGTATGCCCTGTATAAATGAGTAACGAAGTATTTGCTGATGCTACCGATATTGATTCTGTTACCATTGTGAATTTCTTGAAGTCTTCCATATTTTCTATTGTTTAGTCTCAGTCTTTGGGGGTGGTGGTAAGGGTATTTTTCCTTTCAACGGTTACTATTGTGTCATTCTTTGAACCCCCATGAGGAACTAAAAGCAACTCAATCATTTCAAAGCCTCTGTTTATACCAATACCATTACCATTACTACTCCACCCACAAATAATGCAGACACCATCAGGTTTTAACACTCTTGCCACTTCTGATTTACAAGCCGCCCAATAACCCATATTTGCTACATTGATTTCTAATTTATCTTTTCCGAATGCGTTATAACACTGTGCGGCTTGAGTTATCGAATATGGAGGATCATACAGGATAACATCAGCACTTTCGGTTCCCATTAATTTTAAAAACGCCAACCCGTCCAGATGGTAATTAGTATCCATTTCAGGGTTAAGATCGTTTGTCACCGTTCCTAATTTACTTGAGTTTGCAAACGGGTCGATAATTACTCCTTTCAAATACCTATTAATCAATTCTTTGATAGGTTTAATAGTGAACGTAAGTTTATTGGGCATCGCCCAAATACGATTCATTTTCACACTTACCCATCCATCATTAACTATTTCTTCCTTCTCAAACATACTCGGAAGCGTTACCTCTAAATCACGTAAAACTTTATATGATACGGAATGAGCATGGTATTCCCGTTGTTTCTCTTTGATATAGTTGATTACCTTTTCTTTTGCCGTTTCCTCCTTCTGTGGTTGTTCTTCTACTTTTTTTATAGGTGTTTCCATGTTCGTTTTGTTATAATGTTCTGTATTGTGGCTGTGTGAAGTCCATACTGTTTAGCTAATTTTGAATAAGACGTATCGCCTAAAGCGTACTCCTGACGCATGCTTATAACATCTTCAGATGATACTTTTGCACATTTACTCAATTCTCCCCTTGTTCGGCCTCTACCCTTAATTGTTTTATCGGTCATATTATCTTTTGCTGTCCCCAAAAACAGGTGATCTGGATTCACGCAAGATGGGTTGTCACAATTGTGTAATACGTGCATTCCAAAAGGTATGCTGTCTTTGTAAATTATATATGAAATCCTGTGCGCTTTGTATTCTGTACCGTTGAAACAGAACATACCATAACGACCAGAAATTGACAAAAGCCATTCCCAACAACCAGAGTATGGAATAGGCATAAAGCTATCCTCAAACCTCTGAATGTCTTTTACTGATGGGTTTGGTACTAGCTTAAAGTTGTTTCCTGTCCAGCTCATATATCCCTATTTTGAAAACTACAAATGGCTACTTTTTGAGAATGGTTAACTAAACAAGACATCCCTTTTTCGGTGTATGCTTTAGCGTCAGGACAAGGTGCTGATACTAACTTCACCTCCATAAGTAATCCTGCGGGGGTTTCTAAGAATTGTTCTTTAATCCTATCCTTTGGAGCATACATTATTGCGTCAAGTATTTCAGGATTCTCCACTCTTACCATAGACTCGGAGAAAAGTTTAAGGGCTTTATTAAAAGAATCTCTGGCATTAGCTTCTTTCCACTGATCGCCTGAGAATAATTTCTCACTCTGTTCAATAGGTTGCTCTAAAGGGCTAACCCATACTATACCTTCTTTTACTTGAATGGTTTTTACTTCTTGTTTGTTGCTCATGGCTTTAAATTATTGAGTTTAGTTTGCAATTCAATCCATACAAGACGGTGTGCTACCCATGTAGGTATAATTGTCAGTTTTTCTTTCTTCTTTCCTCTTGCTTTCATTGTTAATTAATTAACAAATACAGTTTCGTGATACTGTCCCACATGATGAACATACACCATCATCTCCTATAAACATTCCCTCTGTCTCCTTTAACCATTTGATTACACTAGATCATTTTGTACCCGTAATGAGACAAATGTACTTTTATAAACGGATAAATAAAACAAATGTTCTATTTTAATGGGTCTAAGTCATCGTCAAATTCATCTTTTTCTACCAGCCTGCTTTTGCTAAAATCAACGATTTTATGGTCAAGTGGGCCTGGTAGTGGCATCTGATTTAGGTCCATAATCTTTGCGTACTTGCCAATAAACTTCAAGAGGATTGAGCCCGTCTTACCGTTTCGGTTTTTAGCTGCAATTGCCTCAATTATGTTTTGTGTAGAGTTCCCCTGTTCATCCACTGCAATCTTATAATATTCGGCTCGGTACAGAAATATAATTACATCAGCATCGCTTTCTATTTGTCCAGACTCTCTGAGGTCAGAGAGTTGTGGTTTTTTATCCCCACCCCTTGTTTCAACTCCACGGCTTAATGCCGAGATGGCTATAATTGGTATCTCAAGTTCTTTAGCAAGTGATTTCAGAGCCCTTGATATACTGGCAATTTCCTGTTCCCTGTTCCCGTTCTTGTCGCCACGCATGAGCTGGAGGTAATCTACCACGATCATTTCAATTTTATGTTCGTGTTTTAATTTTCTTGCCTTGGCTCGTAGTTCAAGTGTGCTGATCGCTGGCGTGTCGTCAATAAAAATTGGGGCATCATGGATTCTTTTCGTTTTGTCAGCGATGGAATTTATTTCCATGTCTGTCGTATTGTTCCTGACAATCCGCTCCAAATCTACCTCTGCTTCGGACGCGATCATGCGTTGCATAAATTGTCTGGAACTCATTTCCAGTGAGAATAATGCAACTGGCTTCTTAAACATAATGGCAGCATTTTTTATCAGCTCCCCAGCCATTGCAGACTTACCCATACCGGGCCTCCCCGCAAGAATGATCAAATCAGGTTTTTGCCATCCGCCTGAGACACGATCAAGCTCATAGTACCCAGTAGGGACTCCGGTTATTCCGTGATCGTTTCGTGATTCATACAGGTATTTTATTGTCTCTTGGTACAGTACCGCGGCTGATACGGCACCTCCTTTGAAGTTGCTGACGCTGACTTTATCGAGTTTACCCTGCGTGCTTTCCAGTAGATCAAATACATCTGTGGTGTCCTCGTAAGCATCTTGGTGAACTGCGGATGCAATCTGTATCAACTCACGTTTAATGGCCATCTCGGTGATCACTCGGGCATAGAATCCCATGTTTGCTGCAGAGCTTACTTTTGATGTTAGTTCTGCTAAGTAATATGCTCCTCCTACCAATTCTATCTTACCATCTCTCTCCAATTGATTTTTGACGGTGAGCATGTCAACGGGGTGGGTGTTTTTGAATAGGTTGGTTATTGCTTGGTAAATTTCTCTGTGAGCCTCGGAATAGAAGTGTTCTGGTAGCAGGAACTCAATGACCTCAGTTAGTGCGTCCTTCTCTAACATGACTGCACCCAGTACTGCCTCTTCAAGATCCAATGCTGATGGGGGGAGCTTACCAAGGCTCTCCGAAATGTCTCTCGGTAACAACTTGGTTTTTTGATTGGAGAATCGGAGAGAGGTGCTTTTATTTTGTTCCATTTATTGGGTGGTGATGGCCTTTTCTATTTCTTTTTGGATTTCCTTTGGTGATTCATAGATCTATCCGTCAGGCATTGCACTGGTTGACTTTAGACCCTTTCCTGTCATCCAAACTACATCATAGTTGCTCATTGTATGTATTTCAGCATACCAGTTTTTTACTTTATGCTCGAATGATTCTGGTTGCCCTTTCATTTGTTTAAATCCAAAACTCTTGAGCATTCTTTTGAAACTATTCCGACACTTTTCTCTCTCATTCTGTACTTTTTGAATAGCGTTAACCTGAGTTTTTGTGAGTGTTATCTTGACGCCATTAATAATTGCTTCCATTATAGCCAGTAGGCATCGCCCATTAAATCCTTCAATGACATTACTTTTCTGCACTTTGAGCACGCACTTGTTCCACCTGATATGTAGGTGTTCCTTTCCTTTGCGATGTGCTGTAGATATTCTTGAGTGGCTTCATTGGTGGGACAAAGAATGTCCTTTTCAAAGATCACATCCCCGTTACCTAGTTCAAAAACTGCAAGGTCGGTATTGTGATCACATTTGTCCGGCATTCCAGTTATGAAGGCGTGGCCTCCGTCTGGAAATTTTACGAATACTTCTGATGTGGTTCTCATTGTTATGGAAATTGTCTAAGTCTTAAATGCTCTGGCCATTCACTAATGTCTCCACCGTGTCTGTCTTTTAGGCCCATCTTTTTTGACAGGTATGTTCCAAGTTGTTTAACAAATATTGCTGTTTCGTGCACTGGGTTGTTCCTGTAGCTTTCAATTATCCATTCAATCCACTCCAACTCACACGGGCGGTATCTGTATTGTCCGTGATCATTACCGCTTTCTCCACCGATAATTATCCAGTCGAAAATGCCCACAAACTCCTGTGATATTCTGGTGTGTAGCGGCTCAAAACTTATGAATTTTTTGTGTGCCATTACATCCTCCATGGCTGTGATTCTGTCAACTGCCTTTTGGCTTCCAACGCTTGTCCCGAGCCATACGTTCTTCCAGCCAAAGCCCCAATCGTGCGGGAGGTTATCATTAATTCTCTCCGGTCTTTTCGTTAGTATCTGGAAGGTGTGTTGTGGGCACTGTCTGATTATTTCCCACATTTCATTTCTTATTGGGTCAAGTTCTGGTAAAAACACATCGGTTAGTGATGAGGTGAATATTTTGCTCGGCTCCTTGAGTTTTAATGGAAGGTTGAAAACTGTTTTTGTTTTGCGAATTAGTTTTGGGTCATATCTCGTCCCGTTAAGACTGTCTCGGTACATATAACAGTACTTACAATCTTCATCAACTTTCTTACATCCGACCGCAATGTTCCATGTTGCATCAGTCCATTGTATGTGTGATTCTTTTCCCATAGTTGTTACATTTCTGATGGATTTGTTCCGAAACGCTCACCCGGAACATACACCTTCGATTGTGGTTGTGGTCCAAACTTACTGACCACTGGTTCCTGAACCACCTCATCCTCCCATGTGCGCTTGCTAAGGTATCTTTCTGGGTCTTTCCTGTA